GACTGAAGCGCGTCAAGGAACAGCGCATGACCACGTCGCTGGTCAACGGCATGGAGAAGTCTCTCTTCGCCGACTGCGTTGCGAACAAGGCTGAGATCGCTGATGCCACTGGCAGCCAGCCCTTCCCTCTGTCTGCGTTTGTCAATGAGATCATTGTCAACACGGCAGAAACTCAGCTTGGTGAAATCCGTGGTGGTGGTCTTCCGCAGGGATGGACTGACATCCAGGGAATCAACCCACATGCTGAACCCCGTTGGACGAACCAGGTTTCGTTCTACGCTGCTTCAGCAGGTGCTCCAGTCACCACTGGTGTTGGCTTGGCTCCTGTTTCGACTGTGTCCTGCAACAACGTTGCAGCGCAGACTGGAACAAGCACCGTCGCCGTGTCTGATGCTGACAACCTTCCCGTTGGTGGCTTCCTTCAGGCGTTCGATGACATGTTCCTCAAGTGCCAGTACACCGCGCCCTCGCAGTTCTCTGAGTACTTCAGCAACGCCACGATGGCACAGCAGATGATTCTCTGCTCACGCGCTGGTCTGAACACATACACGGATGCCCTCCGTGATGCCAACGACCGTCTCGTGTCACCCCAGGATCCCGCTTACGCCCAGCCCACTTATGCTGGCATTCCCCTCCGATACATCTCAGCACTCGATGCAGCGAAGCTGTACCCGGCTGACTCGGATGGAAGTGAAAGCAATGAGTACGACGCAAGCGATTCAGAGTTGGCGACCAACACCAACAACAAGGGTGCTCGCTACTACTTCGTGAACAGCGAGTATCTCAACGTTGTTCTGCACGGCAACCACTTCTTCAAGAAGTCAGATGTCATGCGTCACCCCAACCAGCCTTACACCTCGATCGTCCTGTGTGACACCTGGTGGAACCTGATGGCTCGTTCGCGTCAGCGTCACGGCATCATTGCCCCCGCAACCACGGCCTGATCCTGAAAGGAAGGACCAATCATGTCTCTCAGCTTTACTCAGGGGCCATCGGGCCTCGAATTTGAAACCCAGAGCGTCACGGTCACATGCAATGACGCAGTGCTCAAGGGGAACGTTGTCACCTTCGTTCTCGCAAGCGGTGGGTACGCAGCATGTGCAAAGTCAGCAACTGCTGACAGCACTCCTGATCACATCCTTGGTATCGCACTCGAAGACATCAGTGCTGGTGCTCAAGGTCGTGTCGGAATGCGCGGCGTGTTCCAGGTGCTCTGTCATGCAGACCTCGATGATGGCGAAGTCGCCATTAACGGCGGAACTGCTGGGCAGCTTACGGCTATGGGTACTGACCCGACCGATGGCGGTTCCGCCTACGTCAAGCCGGTTGGCGTTGCCCTTGAAACCATCGGTGCAGGCGGAATTGGATCCGTTCTGTTCGATGGTGTCACTGGTTTCGCTGCCGCGAACAACTGATCCATTCAAACCACACACTTGGGGGGGTAGCCATTCCCCCTCAAGTGATTTCAACTAGGAGATCGCATGTACGCACCGACACAAGGCCCAGTCAATACTGGATTCGCGCAGACCGAGATCGAAGCAAAGGCATCTGGTAGTGACATCCTCAAGGGTCAACTGGTCAGGGTGCTACACAATGCAGACGACGTCCCGACCGTTCGACTGACGAACAACGCAGACAGAGTCGCGTCGGTTCCTCTTGGTGTTGCCAAGCATGACTTCAAGCAAGGCTACAACGGCACGGTTGTTGTGGCTGGTGTTGGCATGGTCCTGGTCACAGACGCATCGTTGAAGACCGCAACACGGTCAGATGCTGATATCGAAATTGTGTGCAGTGATTCTGGAGTAGCAATCCAACGAACTGCTACAAATGCCAAAGGCAGCATACCGTTTGGAATGACAATCGAGGCCAAAGGTACTGCTCGGGATTATGTGCCAGTTGCTTTCTCTGGGTACGCCAGGATCAACTCACCATCAAACGTGGCACTCACAAGCATCAGTGTCAGTGGTGACATTTCTAGGACAGCGGCGAACACGTACATTCCACAGCAAGGAGTTGCGAACAGAATCTTGCTACCGGAAAAAGCATGGAATCCTAAACTAGGATCTCCTGCACATGTTGATGTGTACCGTGAATCCTTCTACCAGGCTTTGGATTCATCTGGTCCTGCTGGTGACGTTGAACTGAAAAGTTCAGGCGTGTCATTCATCATCAACTGTGGTGGATACCTTCATAACAATGGAAGCAACAACATCCACTCAATGCCATTTGACAGCGATGTGAATTCTGCTGGTATATCTGTGAACGGATCATCAGGAGCAATGACCTTGATGAGAGGTTCGTTCGTTGATGATACCGATGATGGGTACTTTGTTTGGGTCGATTACGTCGAGTAAATAAGACAATCCTTTCTCTTTCTCAGGGTTGGTCGCTTCATCTCGGCCAACCCGTTCAAGGCCGCCATGACAATCACACTTGCTCAACTTGCTGGTCACGCTCGCCTCGCCGTTGGTGGATCCCCATCGACTGCACCGGGTGTCACAGAAAACGACAGGATCGCAGAGATTGTCAACGGGGCCGGGGAGCATCTGTTCTCCCGGCCTTGGCGGTGGCGTGAGCGGACTGCTGGAGGTTTCGACCTCACCGCAGACCAGGCGTTCATCAACCTTGCAACCGACGGATCAGGAGCCGCGATGGTGATCGACGAGATCATCAGTGTGAAGCCTGCTGATGTCCTCAAGTTCTCGTTCGAGATGGTCACACCTGCCGTGTTCGAGGAATACAAGCGAACGACCGTCACTACAAACCTGTTCTACGTTGCGACTCTTACTCGTGCGAAGCAGACAACATCTGGCTTGCAGGATGCTCGACTCGACATCTACCCAACCCCGACCACGACAACAGACGATGCTGTGTTCATCCGCTACCGGGAAGGTTGGCCTGGATACACCTCGACGCAGGTTGGAAGCACTGGGGCCGAAGTCATACCTGTCCCAGCCAACGCAGAGCAACTGCTCATCGAGTATGTCCGAGCGTTCGCAGAAGGCAGTGAAGATGGCACGACCCAGATGCGGGTTGTTGCCGTAGACGGCGGGACATTGCTCGACCAGGCTCTCCGCAAGGACGGCTTGTCAACGAACGACCAGGGCGCGTTGCCCATGAGTAGAAGTTTTTTTTTCGGATACGGTGACAGCACCCACCCCGGTGTCAATCAGCCCGGTGTCAATGGAGGCTTGAATCTCGTGTGGCGCGGAACATACTCAACATCTAACTCATACAACAAAGATGATCTTGTTCACTTGAGCGGCAGTGTGTACATCGCGCTCCAACCAAGCACGAACCAGTCTCCGACTGTGAGCGACAGCGTCTACTGGGATCTATTCCTCAGAGGCGATGCTGCGAGCTAATCGGACCACGCTGGCCGTGCTATCGCAAGGAAGCATGCATGGCGATTCGGAAAGCAAAGATCGCAGCAATAAGCTGCACACATGCCCCGTACACTCCAGAGGCTACGAAACGATGGGTTCTCGACCAACTCGCAAACCTAAAGGACTGCACCCACTTTGTGCATCTGGGGGATCTCCACGATGGGACTGCGGCGAGTGTGCATCCAGGGATAGCGGACCACACGCTGGAAGACGAGTACCGTTGTGCTTCACAGTTCCTTGCCGATATCCGAAGTGTTCTCCCGAAGAGTGTCAAATTCATTGCTTGCATGGGGAATCACGACGACAACATTCTGATACCGGATCCGAGGAGGATCGATGCTCAACTGCACAGTCTGGTGGACTGGAGGGCGCACAAGGAGTTTGGTCCCGAGTACGCCAACTGGCAGTGGATCCCATACGAAAAATCTGCGCGAGGCTGCTATCGAGTGGGCCGGGTGATCCTGTTCCACGGGTTCGACTGTGGGTCAAATTCCGACCAGATCGAGGGCATTCAGATGGTTGGGATGTCTGGGTGGCATCCGCACTCATTGACAGTGCGAGGACACACGCACAGACCAGAGCGTGTGACCCAGGCGAGGAGGAGTGCGAAATGCATGCTTCCGTACTGGAGTATGAATGTGGGAACGTGCGGTCCATTGCAGCCGAACTACATGAAACGAAAAGACTGTTCGATGTGGAATGCCGGGATGGCGATTATCGAGACCGTTTGGAAGAAGCCCTCGAAAATTACTGGGAAAGCCTGGAATGCGGAATTGAAGGAAATGCCACGATGAAGACTGCCGCAGAAAAACTGAGAGAGCAACTTGAGCGGCTGCTCGAAACGTGGATGGTCGAGTTTGACATCGACACTTTCACTGTACTGGGTGTCCTTGAGGACGCGAAGCATGGCCTGGTCTGGGGCGGAACCCCTACAGATCAGAATCCAATTGACAAGATCATCGAAGCTCTTGAAGAGTATGATGAAGAAGAAGAAGAGGAAGAAGAGGAAGAAGAATGAAGAAGAAGAAGCCAGGACTGTACGCCAACATCAATGCCAAGAAGAAGGCTGGGAAGAAGATGCGCAAGAAGGGCGACAAGGGCGCACCGACTGACAAGGCATTCAGAGACTCAGCCAAGACCGCGAAGAAGAAAGGCAAGAAGAAATGAACTGCATGTGTGGAGCAGAACTCATCCACGGAGGAGACCATGACGCTGAAGATTGTGGGTACTCCCCTGAAGACTGGTTGACTGTTTCCAATTTGAGTTGCCCGGAATGCGGTAGGTTCGTGCTTGTATTGGAACCGACTTACGAAGATGAAAAGGCTTTGGTCTGAATGCAAACATTGACCCACGAGCTTGTGAAGCAGGAGATCCACAACTGGATCACGAACTACCTGGACGTGCCATCGGAGCACTTCAACGGGCATCAGCCATGTCCATTTGCGCTGCCTGCATGGAATGCAGACAGAGTCGAGATCAAGGTAGGGGCGTGGGCATCCGTTCTCTGGTCGATTGACGCATTTGATGACAAGAAGGATCTTGTGATCATCGCAGTTCCAGAAGGTTCATACGATGGCCTAGAGCCATTCTGTGAAGCCAAGAACCAGAGGCTTGCTGATCAAGGCATTGACCTCATCTGCATTCCGTTCATCCCAAGCAGTGAGGGTGAAGAAGACCCCGACATCGACCCTGAAGCGTGGGGTGCGATCACCGATCATGTGTATGGAATGGTGTTCATTCAACGCCTTTCAACACTCAACAAGGTTTCTCGAATGCTCGAACGTGAGGGCTACTACGAGAACGTCAGCGAAGAGTTCTGGAAGTACATCACATCCAGGCGCGAATTGGAGGCTCAACATGGCAGGCAAGAAGAAGTCAATGGGTAAGAAGATGGGTGCTCGCGGCGGTGTTCGTCGCAACGCCAAGAAGGTTGCACCTAAGCCCATGGTCCGCAAGAAGACCAAGCGACGGTGATCACATGAGCATCGAGTACCGAGGCGAAAAGTTTAGCGGCTACAACAAGCCCAAGAAGACACCCGGCCACGCGAAGAAGTCACACGCCGTGCTCGCCAAAAAGGGCGACCAGGTCAAGCTGATTCGCTTCGGCCAGCAGGGCGTGACAGGTGCTGGCAAGAACCCGAAGACGGCGAAGGACAAGGCTCGCAAGAAGAGCTACTACGCTCGACACAATGCTCAAGACTCAAAGCCAGACAAGCTCTCTGCTCGTTACTGGTCACACAAGACAAAGTGGTGAATGACACATGCCGACATACAAGATCCAATTCAGGCAAGACACAGTCCAGGCGTTCAATGATGGCAACGTGACGCTGCTCAAAGGTGAGCCAGCGATCATCACGGATACTTCGACGCACCAGAAAGCTGATGGCACTGGAGCGTTCTTCTTCATTGGTGATGGCTCGACGGCAATCGGTTCTGCTGGTGGCGACCTGAAGCCAGCAGGAGCGTCGTATGTCAACCCGGCTGGTGGCGCAAACAACTACGCAGCGATCGATGCTGCTGTACTCACAGGGACCACAACAGTTGCAGACTTGACTGTTCAAGACACTGACAGCAATGATCCAACAGTCACAGTGAAGGCTACGGATGCCGCAGAACAAACCGTGATCAAGCATGACTCGATCAACTGCGGTGGATCCATTACTAGCCTGGGCCACTCGATCACCGCAGGGGAGCTAGACATCGCGAGTGGAGCAACGCTTGATGTCAATGGCACTTCGGACTTCAGTGCAAACATTGCATTGAGCGGCGGGGCAGATCTTTCTCTTGGAGACGGTTCCACGATCACCACGACTGATGGAAACATTACGACTGGTTCAGGAAACATCACAACCGGCAGTGGAAATATCACTTCAGCGAGCGGGCATGTCTATGTCCCTGGTTGTGTGGTTCAAGTGCAACACTATCAAGTTGAAACAGCTTATTTGATGACTGGTGCCACAACCGGCGTGAGTGGTATTACTGACACGAGTAGCGCATCTAACTTGCTGCGAACAGCAGATGGCACATCTGCATACGTTGAGGTGACGATCACACCAAAATCAACGAACAGTATTTTGTTGGTTGAGGCTTCAGTGTTCCTTGAGTCTGACAACAACAATACATTTTTAGCCTTGCGAAGAAAAGTTGGCACCGGATCAGAAACACACCCAGGTCTTCCAGCAGTCGGCGGCAGTAGCAGGATGCCATGTCTCACATCTTCTTATCCGCAAGGCGCGAATATAGTCAATAGTGAACATCCGAGCACAGTCACCCTGCGGTACTTTGATAACAACTGGGCTGGAAGTCTTGCTGCTGTTCGATATCGAATCGTTGTAGGGACTCGAAGCAACAGCAACATCGCGGTGAACAGATCCTTGTTTGACACGGACAACAATGAGAATACTCGCGGCCAGACACTGCTCACCGTCACAGAAATTGCAGGGTCAAGCTGATGCCGAGGTATCAACTTAAAGTCAGGCAGGACACACTCAGCAACTTCGACACTTCCAATGTCGTTCTTGCCAAGGGTGAGCCTGCCATCATCACAGATGAGCAATCTGCGTCTGGTGACACGACTGCATTTTTCTACATCGGTGATGGTACTTCGCAGATCGTTGCAGGCAGTAGTGGATTGAAGCCTGCCCTGGCTGCATACGCGAACGTCGCTGGCGGCGCGAACAACTATGCCCCTATCGACGCAACGACGTTGACCGGGTTGACAACCGCGCAAGACATTGAGGTCAAGTCTGCTGCAAGCGCGACACCAGAGTTGAAAGTGATTTCTACCAACGCTGACTCTACTGATGACACGACGATTGGACACAACTCAATCAACTGCGGCGGCATCATCTCGTCAGCAGGTGGCAACATCACAAGCGGTGAGCTTGATGTGACCGGGGCCACAGTTGATGTAAATGGAACGTCCGACTTTGAAGCGAACGTCAGTATCAGTGGTGGTGCAGACCTGGCCCTTGGCGATGGTTCATCAATCACGACCACTGATGGAAACATCTCAACCACAAGCGGACAACTACAAAGCACGAGTGGCAACTTCACGTCGAGCACAGGGAAGCTGCATGTACCCGGTGCAGTCATCCAACATCAGTTTTTTCAAACAACTGAACTAGGTGACCGAAACTGCGAAGGTGCTTCAGACCTTTCAATACTTGAGCCTGTGACAACAAAGCTCGGGTCCGATGGTGAATATGAGTACGTTAGAGTCAGCATTCAGCCATTTGACGTGAACAGCAAGTTGCTCGTTCAATGCCAGTTCATGGGCATCGACCCTTCAAATTCCTACATGACCGCAGGGCTAAATAGGTACGGTACGTTAAGCGGTTGGAATCTTGCACGGGAGACATTATTCTCGGCCACTAGCGATAGACTTGATGAGAGTGATCACTCTGTTCTCACCATTGCAAGGAAAAAAGCGGACTCAGATTTGTACCTTGACGTGAACCCGCCAAGCTCAGGTTCACGAAACCAAGGGTTTGCCCGCACCATGACTGCCCACAACGAAGGCACTGGGGTGTTCAGATCAATGTGGTCATCAATGCCTGCTGTTACCCAACATTTCAGTTTCTTAGATACTAGTTGGGCTTCAGGTGGACTCGGGACTGTGAGCTATCAACAAGCTATTAGATCATCTGTAGATTTTAGACTTTTCACCAACCAATCTTTGTGGCAAAACGCGCAGCAACATGCGTGGTCAGTTTCCACCCCAGCTTATCTAGCCACTGATCACTGTAGCTTTATCAATGGTATGTGCAGCATCAGCGTCAAGGAGATCGCAGGGTAGGTCATGCCATACATCAGACTCCAACAACCTCTTCGTGGATTCACAGACCAGGTGAGCTATCGCTCTCAGGCTGGTGACTACACGAAGAAGTGTTTGAACGTGATGCCGTTTGATGTGTTCGAGCGTCGTCTGCGCATTGGTACGAGGCAGGGATTCTGTGCTCTTGCAGACTTTGCTGACGGATCAGCAGGTACAAAGATCCAGGGCATGCTTCCGTACAAGGTTTACAGGAACTCAGTACTGACGCAGAGAATTCTGATTGTCCAGAACGGCAAGGTGTTTGATTGCAACGAGACTGGTAGTTCCAGGCTAGAAATTGCACAGACAACTACAGCTACTACATTCGGAAATGGTAGCACCCAAATTGCTGCGGCATACGTTCCAGCTACTGCTCTTTCAACTAGCAACGATGTTCAGTTGGTTCAGTTTAGAAACTACGCATACTTGATTGACGGCAAGGACTACTACCAGATCGACTTGTCGAAACAACATGGTGCCTCCTCACACCGAATAGGTATTGAGCATTGGAGTGAGTTGAACTCTGCTGGTGACACTCAGCTTGATCACGATGATGCAGGCGGTGCAAGAACACAAGATGCAACCATCATCGCGGTATGGGGTGCGCGTGTTGTCCTTGGTGGTTTCCCAACCACGCCGAATGTATGGCAAGCATCGCACGTTGGTGACCCGAGCAACTGGCAAGCAGGGACTGGTGACACGGCAGCGTCTGGTGGTATCGCAGGTGGAAACAGTCCGCAGTACGCAACGCTCGGTGATCAGATCACCGCTATTGTTCCGTTTGGTTCTAGTGGCTTGCTCCTGGCTTGCCGCGACTCGATGAGCTACATGACCACTGATCCAGTCTTCGGAACCAATGCAACCTTGGAAGCCATGAGCCGTGAAGTCGGGTGTCTTGGGGTGAAAGCAGTCACACCGGGGCCAGAGAAGAGCGCATTCGTCATCGGTTCTGATGGGGTGTATCAGGTTCGTCCTAATGACTTTGATATCAACCGGGGCGATAGAATCTCATCTGGCGCACTCGACGCTTTGTTCTCACGAACAGATCCCTCTGATCTTGGAACGCCGATGGTGGTCTACGACGAAGGCAAGCAGGTCTTGAATGTCTTCCTATCCAGGCCGCTCGAAACAGAGCTTTCTCTGCATGCGACATACGACATCGCAACCCAGTCGTGGTGGCCGTTTGTCATTGCTGACAGCAAGAACAACAACCCGACAAGCAACGCTGTATTTAAGCCATTGAACAAAGCAAGGCAGACGATCTGGTACGGCGGACCCCAGGGACGTATCTCAGTGCAACCTGCTCTGGGCGTATTCGAGAAAGACGGCCAGAAAGTTACTGCGGCATCAGGAGGCTGGGCAGTCACCGAGAACCCGACCAGTTTCGATTGCAGGGTTCTCATTGGTCCGTTGAACGACGATGCAAGCCAGCGTCTATTGCTTCGTGATGTGCGAGTGATATTGCAAGACAACTCTGTCGTAGAGAACGCAGGCGACAACACTTCGTTCTCTAGCTTGTCCTTGCCTACAACAGCACAAGTTCTTTCAGGTAGCCCGTATCCCTCTAGTGTGACTTCTTCGTTCACGACTACCCAGACTAGTTACGCTCGAACTATCACTGAGGACATAGCTCAGTTAGACATCTTCGACATTGACAGTGTGCAGCAGACAGATGTCACCAATGAATCTCTGACCATGGTGTCGGGTATTCTTAGTATGAACGACGATGCAACTGGGGCATCTACGTCATACGACCAAGTCCCAGATCCCCTGGACACTGGCGAGACACTGATTGATGGTGGTGTTCACAACACTACATACGGTGCGACTGCTCGTCTTCTTGGCGGTTTCGGTCATACGCCTGATGGACTGTACTTGAAGCAAAGCGGAGAAGGCACAGAAGTTTACTACGGCCCGCAAGAGTGGGTGTTTTACAAAGATCAATCAACAAACAAGTACAAGGTTTCGTACGGCGGAAACGTCTTGTTTGAAAGTGACGAAGCCAACTCCATACCGAACAAGATCTACGATGTTGATTTGAGTGACAACGCTCTGACATCAAGTGTTCTCCCTACAAATTTCGTTGTCAACGAGCCAGCGACTGCTCTTGCAACTAAGTCTCTTGACAACTCACGCAACAACGCAATCCGTGTACGTCTGCGTTCTGCTGACTTCTTCTTCCAAATTTCATCAGAAGGGCGATCGTGGGCCATCGAGGACATCTCGGTTGATATTGCTCCAGGCGGTCCATATAGAAAGGTGCTTTCCTAATGGGTTTCCTCGACGATCTATTCGGTGACGAGGCTGAACGTGAAGCGTTGATGCAGCAAGCAATCAGCGGATACCAGTCTGATATGAATCAGTACATTGGTCAGTTTGACTCGATGATGAGCAATGCTCTGTACTTTTTGCAAGAGCAAAGAACCAACGACATCTCGGTGTACCAGGATCTATATCAGAGCACGATTGGTGATTACCAAGCAGCGTTTGAAATGAGCAGGCAAGGCTTGCTTGAATCATTCGCAGAGCAGAGGCAGTTCATGGAGACTGGCTTTGATGCAAGTCGAGAGCAGCTTCGGCTCGGCACACAAGCACAGCTTGCGAGCACGACTGCGGCCAATGCATTCACTGGGCTGGGCAACACGTCGTTCGGGCAGTCTTCATTGAACGCAGTACAGGCTTCTGGTGCGTTGCAGCAGGGGCTGCTGAGTGAACGTGAGAGCCAGATGATGTCTGACCTGGTCGGATCTCAGGGCGCAGCCTTGTTCAACGCTGACCAGAACGCAGCGCAGATGTTGCTGGGTGCCGGGCAGAACTACGCTCAAGGTCTTGCTAATCTCCAGAGCGCATACACTGGGATGCAATTCAGTGGCATGACCACACAAGCCTCGAACGTGTTTAACGCACAGTCCTCGATGGCATCGAACATATTCCAAGGCAACATGGGAATGGCTAACAATGTCGGATCAGGGTTCAACCTGGGCGGCGCAATCATTGGCGCAGGCATCGGCCTAGGTGCGTCGTGGCTAACAGGTGGGCTTAGTAATCTGGCTGGACCAGCAGCAGGCGCAGCAGGCGCAGCAGCAGGAGATACAACACAATGATTCCTTCACAAGCACGAGCAGAGGCAAACAAGAACCGCGAAGAAGAAACCAGTCCTGACATTGGGGGTTTCCTCACCGGATCTATGCGCAACTTCGCCATTGGTGTGGCTGAAGGCGCAAAGGCTACAACTCATCCAGTCGGCAGAATGTTTGGTGCAGCAATGTCAGGTGCTATGAGTCCTGTCTATCAAGATCAGCAGACTGCACTTGAACGTCGCCAAGCAGCAATCGATGCTGCCGACTTCGAGGCTATGAGTGAGGCAGGCTTTACCATTGAAGAACCAGAGATCGACGCGATCGTCGAGCGCATGATGAAAACGATTGAAGGCCAACGGTCGGCGGCGGCAACCCCGCCTCCAACACAGAACGCCCCGGTTGAATCCTTTAAGTCACAACCAGAACCTAAACCAGAACCCAAGCCAGGCGGCGTGGCATTTGACCCAGGAATGTGAACATGGAAAAGAACCAGACACAAATCGATACTTCCGAGGCATTGGAAGGCATCACCAAGGGCATGCGTACACAAGAGCAGAAGTCTCAGAAACTTCTCAAAGGCATGTTGAACCGCGATGAACGAGCGATCAACTACAACCGGGCGATCACTGCGCTCGACACTGGTGATCCGATGGGACTCGAAGCCCTGGACTTTGGTTCAGTCCGTGGCAAGCCTGCTGTCTCGTTCGTCAACGACAAGGGTGAGCGTCGCGTTCTTTCTACGACGATGCCGACCTACCTGGCTGCATTGAAGTCCAGAACACAGATGCGCCAGGTCATGCGCGAAAAGGTCAAAGGGGACATTGAACGCGGCATTGCGACTGAGCAGCTTGCCCCCCGGTTCAACTCTGCACTTGACAACATTCGTGCCGAGACTGGTGACCTGTTTGTCGGGGTGGCTATCGAGTCATTCAAAGTCAATCCGACTGAAACCGCAGCGATGGTCAGTGACTTGCAGAGGAAGCTCAGAACGAACCGAGAGCAGGGTCTGAAAGATGCTGCCGCGTTTGTAGCTGGTGAGAACATCAAGAAGGCTGATGGCCTCTCATCGATGTGGGGTTCACACTTTCGCAACAAAGCAACCGACATGAAGAACAAGACACGGCCTGGGACTCCTGCTGAGTTCGCACAAGTACAGTCAGAAAGCGAACGTATTCAAAGGATTCAGATGTTGGTGAAGGACACTCCAGAAAACCAGACGATGAGTTTTTCACAACGCTTGGAAGCCAACTCTTCTTTCGCGAACACAGTTCTGACAGACGTGTTTTCTCTACTTGAAGAGGGAGTCTCAATGCCAGGTGGCGGCAACATCAGGCTCAATCGTCTAGATCTGTCGGACCCTATGTCAATCTCAACATACCTTTCGACGTTCGAGCGTTTCTTGTTTAGCAACGGAATGGTTTCAGCCCCATTGAATGAGATGGACAAGGCGTTGATTCTGCGACAAGCGATGCATCGACAAGGCACGATGAACCCGGAAGCTGTTGCTGCTGCTGTTGAGCTTATGTCGCAGCAAGCGGCAAACCCTGTTGGTATTCAGGTTCCAGAACGAACTGCACCGGGGGCAGACAGGTCACTACCCCCAACGTCAGCTAGTGCTCCGACAGAAACACCAGAGCAACGCCTTGCTCGACTGAGGGAGCTTGCAGAACAAGCAGCGAAAGAAGCTGGGGGCGGACAACAAGAGATATTTGAGAAGGCCAGGACTGATCCAGAATTCGCTGAGAAGTACGCTGAAATCCTGAAGGGATAACTCATTGACTCTATTCCAAAAAAGCGGCGAAGGACACCAGGATTTTACCCTTGGTGAGTTGCTTGGAAAAACTGCGAAGAAAACACCTGAGCAGTTTCTCGGTGAACTTCTTACAGACAAAGCTGATCCTCTTGTCAACTACAGAGCACAACGCGGTGCTCGTGAGCTTGGTGATCAAATGGGCGGCGAAACATCCAAGCAATTCTCGCGGGCCTTTCAACGTGCTCTTCGTGAATCCCCGCTCGGGTTCTTGGGTTCCGCACTCCCTGTTGAAACCATTGACAGATTCGCACAAGCTGCGATCAGAGGTGGTTCAGCGTTCAGCGGTACGGTTGCAGATGTGATCGGGGAGCTTCCAGGTGCCGAAAGTATGAATGGTTTGGCAGCGTTCATGCGCGGTTGGACAGAGTCATTCCGACCTGAAGACACACCACACTGGCTCATCGGCGACATCGAGCAAGCAGTTGAGAGCGCACCTGGAACTGCACTCGGTGTCGGTGGTGCCTTGCTTGGCGGTGGCCCAGTTGGAGCAGCCATCGGTGGAGCAGTCGGCGGCATGGGTGTCAGCTACTCGCGGAGCAAGTACCAAGCTGAAACCCAGGTTGATGAGATGATTGCGTTCTACGAACGTGAAGGATTTGAGATCCCGAAGCACCTCACTGATGATGCCATTGAAAACATGGCAATGTACATGGCACTCATTGAAGGCGGAATCGAAGGTGTCGGGGCTGGCGTGTCCTTCGGTATTGGTGCAGGTCTTGCGAAGCTGGCGACGAAGAGAGCGTCGAGGAAATTGGCGCGGTCTGCTGCTGAGAAGTTTCTTGGAGCATCGGTTGTTAAGGGAGCCAAGGGTGCAGGCTTGTTCGCTGGCGAAGCTGTGCTCGAAGGATTAGAAGAGGTAGTGACAGAACGTGCGCAAGCACCACTTCAGATTGACCCAGTGCAGCGTGATGTGACCTGGACTGAACTTGGTCTTGCATTCAGAGGTGGCATGGTTGGCGGTGCCACCATGTCCACGCCGATGCTTGCAGTAGGAGCAATTGCGGAAAAGAAAAGACAAGAAGCTCAGGAGAAAGCTCTTAGGGAGTTGAACCAAGTTCTCGTCGAGGCAGCAGGACCAGCATCACGCCAGGTTGCCCGATACGAGAATGAGTTCGACGGCAAGACAGAGGGAGAGCAGCAGAACAGAATTGAACGCGCAACTGAAGCGCGTATGAACTTGATTGGTCAGCGAGAAGGTTTCAAGTCGATGACTGAATCTGAGCTTCTCGAAACCGATGCTGACGGTGTCACAAACGCAGACAAGCAGCACAACCTCACAAGACAGATCACTGAGCTTCAGGATGCAATCGAAGCGATGCAGGTGGCGAAAGCCAACTTGAAAGACGGAATTCGCACTGAAGTCATCGAGGCCCAAGACCCAACTGAATACATAAAGCAGAACGGGTTCAAGTTTGTTGCGGAACCTTCCGAGAAAGTAGGCGACGCTGCCAACAGACTTCGAGAACTCGGAGTTGATGTGCGCGTTGTGGACACCGGGAAAGAGGGAGCAGCCTTCTACGATCCGCAAACACCCACCACGATCTATCTGAACGACAATGCATCAGTGACGGCGGACTCGTTCGCGGAGGGACTCCATGAGTTGGATCACCTGCTGGATCACCTGGCCCCCGAACAGGCGGCTGAGATCCGAGACATCCTCACCCTGACCCGCAGGATGGAGTACGCGAAAGAGTACACCACAGGACAAGGTGCGGATACGAAGCAGGACAGAGCAGCCAGAGCACGTCAGCAGGCCCAGTCACAGCTTGAGCGAGGCAGAGGCATCAAAACCGACGATGAGGGCATCGCGAACCTCAGAGGCGGAGAGACCTTCAGCGAGGTCGAGGGTACGGCATCAGCGGTTGGCAGAGGTGCGGAGATCCTCAGTCCCGCTGACAAGTCCAGGTTCGCCCGTGCGATCGACGCAGTCGCAGCCAGGGTTGGTTTCCTCGGACAGGAAGCAAAGGCCGCACAGAGGATCCTAGACACCATCAAGAGCACCCTGGAGTCTCTGCCGACGATCAAGCCGGGGGATCAGGTCGAGATCCGGGGCAAGGGCGCGGAACTCATCCAGAGAACTCGGATGCTCCCCGAGGCTACCCCGCTCCGATCTCGCCGCACGGCAGAGACAGTGAGTGAGGCATCGCAGGCCCGCATGGATCAACCGGGCGGAATCGGTGATGTACAAGCACTGAGTTCCAGGGCGGCAGCGGACACCAGCAGCCCGGAATTCAAGCAGTTCTTTGGCAAGAGCCAGGTGGTCGATGAAGGCGGCGAACCGCTCGTGGTCTACCACGGCTCGACCGAATACTTCGATACCTTCAACTACGACAAGCTGGGCCAGCAAGGCACTTCAGAGGGTCGAGGTCTGTACTTCACAAGCAGCGAAGAAGTTGGCGTTGCATACCAGACTAGGGGAGAGGATGGCCCCGGCGTACTGTTCGAGGGATATCTCAACATCGAGAAGCCCTTGTCAGAGGATTCAAAGACAATCACCAAGGATGAGCTTGAGCAGTTCATTCGAGCGATCGATCCAGACGGCTCAGAGTATCTGACAAACTATGGAGATGTCTCGTTCGATGGGTACGACTCGGTCGTTGCTAAGGCCGTCGAAGCGGAGTATGACTTCAGTGAAAACGATGTTGACCTGATCAACGCGATCATGTCCGCAGGTGTGCCGGATGAGATGGAGTTCTTCCGCACGTTGAAGAGCACCCTGGGGTACGACGGCATCATCACAGCGTGGGGTGACAAAGAAGATGGCGGTGTCCCGATCTACATCGCGTTCTTGCCTGAGCAAGCCAAGTCTGTCGAGAGCAAAGCGTTTGACACCACGAAGCCTTCGTTCCTTGAGTCAAGGCGTAAAAACAACAAGGCCGAAGTCGAACAAGTTCTTGAAGCTGTACCAGCTAAGACAGCACAAACCGTCCTTGCCAAGAGTGACATGGTCAACTGGATGACACCAGAAGACGCGCTTGGTTTCACACGGTCGGATGTTGCAAACGAGGCGATTGCAAAGTACGACGAGTTTGTGTCAGATCGTCGGTTGCTTGCAGATGCGTTGCAGATACTTCCTGCTGCCTCAGAGTGGTACATGCTCAGTGAGCAAGTGTTCTCCTCTTTGGGAGAGGGCAGGATCCCACTGTGGAAATTGGTTGCCGTCATCGCGACAACGTCTGCACAGAAGAGCGTGAAGAGTAATGTGGATGTCGGTCTGCGGACTGCCCTTGCGTACACTGAGTTCATCGAGAAGGGTGGAGACCCAAGCAATACTGAGTCTTTGCTCCGTGCAATCGCAGGAAAAAACGCAAGCAGAGGGCCGAAGGGGAGAATGAAAAAGATTCTTTCGACAGGCACCGGCCCACTGTACTTGTATGCAGATGTGCTCGGAACCGCCGATGTGCTTCAATCGCAAACCATGGATGAAGTGGTGCAGCGACTGATCACGCCAGGTTCAATGATCAAGCAGCAACTCGACCTGGACAAGGGAACAGGCGCAGCGCGTAAGTTGGCGGCATTCCTGCGCAACTTGATGGGTGACGATCGCCTCGTGACAAACGATGTGTGGATGGCTTTCTGGTGGGGAGTTGACCAGCAGAACTTCTCGTCAGGAAGTGGGTACGCAGCGGCAACCGCAGCAATGAGAAACATCGCCTCCGCCGTCGGCATGTCTCCGGCCCAGGGCCAGGCTGCTGCGTGGGCTATCGCAAGAGTCTATCTTGGTCGTGTACGAAACGAAAAGAAACGAGCACCTGCGAACAGAAGAAAGTTCACTGATGTGATCGCAGAGCCTGTTACAATTGAAGACCTGTTGGGAACTGACATCGGTTCCCTGTTGGTGTTGCCGACTCTACCGAGCGGCGGAAAGGAAGTAGCAAATGAAGCCCCAGACCTTCTTCGATCGCTTGGATTCAACCCAGATGCAGCAAGAGACATCGTCGGAGACTTCGAGCAAAGGTATCGGGAAGCGTATTCAGGAGTTGACTTCAGCCTCCCAGGTAGCCTTGGACCTCGCCGTTCGTCGCGTCTCGTCAGAAGATTTGAACAAGCCGACATCGACCGAAACATCAAGAAGAATGTAAAACGTGCAGAGGAGGGCAAGCCTCCTCTTCCGACTACGAGGCTTGCGTCTCGCCAAGGCGTGTTCGACAGCAAGATGTACCGCAGTCTGAATGATGCTCGTGATCAACCCAACATCAAGACATCAGAGCAGCTTCGAGCATTCCTCGGCAAGCAAGGTGTCGAGCGCGAAGAGATCTACTGGACTGGACTCGACGAGTTCCTGAAGAGCCAGGATCCGAAGGCGACCGTAGACATTGACGAAGCTATCGCGCACGGAACTACCCCGGTTGAGGTGTTCACGAATGTGCAGACAGATTCTGAAATTCTGGACCGAGACCCAGACGACTTGTACGGCAAACCAGACGCATACACTCGCGTCGGTGAATTTGTTGAGTACACCTCATACTTGCCGCCTGGTCATGGCCCAGCTACCAACTTGGTATTGTCGTTGAACCCTTCTGATGAAAGACTCACAAGAGACGAGGGGGGACTTCCTGTCTACGACTTTGAAAACAAGAAAATGGTAGAAGTCGAAGACCAGGAGGCCGACAATCGAAAGAAAGGCTTCAGTGGTTCACAGCATAGTTTCAGTGGGGTTCCACGCGGCTCGATAATTACCCACGTTCGTGCCACGGACCAGCGGTACAAAATCGACAATACTGAAGAGCCAAACACCTTCAACCTTGCCGAGGTCCAGAGTGATTGGGCATCAGGCTTGATGCAACTACCCTCGCATTTTTCGGGGACAAAGGAAGTGGTTACGCCATTCGTTTTCAGTAAGCGCAAGGGCAAAGTTGTTCCACTGTGGCAGAAGCTGGCACTCAAACGCTCTCTCGCATATGCGGTCGAGAACGGCTACGAATACATCAGCCTACCGAACACTGACTTGGTGAATAGCTCACCAGGTATCGAAGTTGAAGGCAAGGGCTACGACGCTCTTGTCAAGATGTTTGAAACCTTGCTGGACCCATACATTCGCAAGGGAGATATTTCAGGCTGGTATGAAGGTGTCGTGGAACCTGACGAACTTGGCATGGCCCCAGCAGGATCCATGAATGTAGAAGAGTTGCGCGAACAGTACGTTCGAGACAACCTGAGTGATTTCATGGAATCTGCGATAGAAAGTGAAACTTACAACTGGGAAAATGAAATCTACGAATTAGATGTGGATGATAAATTTCAGTTCCCGAAAGATTGGGCAAATCAAGTTGCAAAGGCTCACGCCAGTCCAGGGTACAACCAAACCAGAGCCGTGATCGAGCAGATCGATTACAGCGCGGCTCAAGTTTGGAGTTACCTGACGCAATGGCAAAGTTCAGATAACCTGCCGGATAATGACACGGGTCGTTACCAAGACAGACCAGTTCCGTTCATTGAAGAACAAGAAGGGCTTCCTGGTATCCCGAAGATGAACCACGGTGTCTACCGTGAAGAACAGGGTCAGTTGGGTCTTTCTGGTGAGGAAATCGAAGTCTATGTCATACGCACAAGTGAAGGCGAAAAGATAGGCGAGGCTCCTTCATTCCAAGCAGCACACAAGCTACTAGCTCAAATTCAAATTGACACGATCAGAGAGTACTCCAACGACATGCTCAATTCGTTCGAGATCCTGCAAGTAGCACCTGACAACGCTATTGATAGCCGTATGCCTGTGTTCATAGGATCGCTCAGTTCAGATGCGCTTGAGGCTTCTGGTCTCCTCGAAAGTGACATGATTGAGGAAAGAGCTAGAGAAGACCTAGATCATGTCATGGATTCCATGGATGAGTTTGATGAATCAAACGAAACAGGTATGCGCGAAGACGCACGCGCAACGGTGTACAAGCTCGGTGACAAGAATGAACCAGGCACTCTTGCCAACGTGATCCAAGAAGAACTCGACACCGTCGGCATGCCACTCTTCAGTAGGCGTGGAGGTCTCGGAGGTGAGGAGGTCGTAGCTTCCCCAGATCCACGAACTAGCACTCCAGAGTTCCAAAGGTTCTACGAAGGTACGCACCCATACCTCTACGACGAACAGGGTGAACCACTTGTCCTCTATCACGGAACCATGGCTGATCCGAAAGACCCGGATACAGGCGCGGACATGGAAGGTGAGTTCGATAGATTTGTGATCAATCGAGGGATAATTGGCAACAAGTATGGCCCTGGGGTGTACGCGACTGCTAGTCCTGACATGGCTAGTAATTACGCAGGTGCTTCACAACCGTCGTGGGCCAGACACCAGGGCGACCTTAATGATGTGTCCGAACAAGCGCGAATACTCCCGCTGTACTTCGCGTTGAAGCGACCCTACGTCATTGAGACATTTTCTGGGGAATCAGAGATCGATCCAGACCGTGACTTGCGGTCTGAGGGTTATGACGGCGTGATCAGAATGGGTCGATGGTCCGGCCAGGATTACGTCAAAGAAGCAGTCGCGTTCGAGCCAGGTCAAGTCAAGTCTGCCTTGGGCAACCGTGGCACGTTCGACCGATCGCAAGACAGCATGTTGGAATCACGCTCGTACCGCCGAGATGCAGAAGACGAGTTCTTCTCTGATCGCAAGGGGCAGCGTGGCAACCGAGAAATGAGGAAGTCCTTCCGAGCAGGCTACGCATACTCGAATGAAGAAGCCAAGATGATTCGCGAGGAAGAGCGCGAAGCCCAGAACGACAGGCTTCGAGAGAAGGTGGCGAACGAGCGCGTCCTGGCCGCCGACAAGCTCATCCGGTTGAAGAACAGATTCGATCGATTCAAGGAGCGCGAAACCAACAGGAGGTTGGTGGAGCGAATGAAGGGTCGCACGAGAGAGCAGCGTCTCAAGCTGGTGCAGGAAGCGAACAAGGAACGACAGAAGGAGAAGGACAACTTGGCGAAGTCAATTCGCAAGTCCGCCCTTGAAGTCGTTCGCCTGTTGCCCGAGAAGTACAAGGGCAAGATCGCGGCACAGCTTGCGAAGACTGACAACCCGAAGAAGCTGGCGGCTCTTTCTCGACGTGCCATCCGACTGTCTGCGCATGCTACCTATGGAAATACGCGCACCCGGTTCGGTAAGGCGAAGAAGATGCTTCGCAAGCGCAAGATGTCGAACCAAACCAAGAAGAACGTCATGGCCGCGCTTGACCAAGCCGAGAACGCGCTGCGTCCTGACGGCTCTCTGCTCACCACCACCGCGAAGACTGAACAGTCCCTGGCCGCATCGGAAGCAGCAAACAAGCTGATCGACCAGGCTCTCGATGCATACCGCATGGAGCGCGATGACTTCAGATCGCAGAAGGATGCGAGGTCCGAAAGACTTCTTGATGCAGCGATCGCCATTGAGGAAGGGTTTACCGGCAGGCGATTTGCGAAAAGGAAGCAGAAGGGTGTCACTTCGTCACCATTCCGAGAGGGTGTGGTCAGGGCGATCATCCGAATGGGCGGCGACATGGAGTCTCTCATCGAAACAATCGACGAGAGCGGAGTCTTCTCTGAGTATCTCGTTGCTCGAATGAGAAGAGCAGAGTCTGACTACTACACCGTTCGTCGAGAAATCATGGAAGAGCTTGACCTGGCCGCGCAACGTGCCGGGTTCGCTTCTGGCGATGCATTGCTTGCCGCGACATCAGACTCGCACCTTGGCATCGAATCCACTCAGAAGCGTGACATCATCGTCAACGGCAAGAAGGTCACTGTTAGATTGGGCGAGTTGATGAAACTCGCTGCTCTGGATGACGAGTCCTTGAACATGATTCTCGACACCACCGACGATGACGGCAATGAAGTGCGTGGAGTTGGCATTGCATTCAGAGACGCAGGCGACGATGTTGCGTACCAGATGACTGCGGATGAATACGCCGCGATCCTCGCGACACTGACTCCCGAAGAAGCCGCCCTGGTACAGGAACTGAAGGATGCCCGCGAGAAGCTCCGAGATCCAGCGTTCGATGTGTTCTACCAGTTGCATGGGTATCAACCACGATTCGTTCCAGGGTACGAGCCACGTTCTCGAAGAGCGACGGCATCGATGGAACCGCCGGACGTGCAGACCTCTGGCGTTGGTGCTTCGTTCCTGGACACTGGTGGATTCACAAAGGAGCGCGTGGAGGGCGGCGGATCCCCGGTTCTCATCGGTGACTTTCTCAGCGACTGGATGAATTCAACAGATGCGCTTGCACGTTTGTCAACGATGGCGATGCCAGTTCGCGATGCATACGCACTACTCATGGATGAGCGTTTGTCCAAAGAGATCGTCACCCGATATGGCCAGGGTGCGCTTGACAGACTTCGTGAAATGTTTATCACTGGTTCTGGATTGCAACCAAGGGCGAAGCGAGAGGGAATTGCGAAGCTGTTCTCGGATCTTGCTGGTGCTCTTTCGGTCGCGTATTTGAGTTTGAACCCTGGCACCTTTACCCGTGTGGCTGCTGGTGGTGTGGCTAGGATGATTTCAGATCCTGACATGCCAATTGGCGGATTGTCGAAAGCATTAGTTACCCCTACAAGTTGGCCGAAGTTTGATGACATCGCAGAGATCAGTGGTTACTTCTACGCAAGAAACCGAGAAGCAGCGATTGACAGACGAACTAATCAACAGATGCAGACTCTCGAAGGAGAGCGTCGGCGCATGGCGATTGAACACTTAAAAGCTGCTATGCGAGAAACAGCCGCAGGTCGCATTGGAATTGCACGTAAACAACTCATCAATGCATTCGGTCAGATAGGTATTCTTGACTTGATCGACCGAACCTTGGTGCGAGTTGCAGTCGCTGCGCACATGGGTGATGGAGTTTCACTTGAGCAAGCAGTTGATCGTGCTGAAACGACAATTCGACGAACACAGAACACTACTAGTGCGCTTGATGATCCTGCGATTCTTGGAGCAGGTGGCACTGGGTCGGTGGCCAGGATGTTTCTTCCGTTCGCTTCAGACCCAATGAAGGCTGGTGCAAGGTTGCATCAAGCGGCGGGTAGCGGTGACATGTCTGGTGTCGGTCGATGGGTGGGAAGCACCCTGGCGAACGCAACGGTCAACGTCACCACACGACCGATCACGTACATAATTGGGTATGCAATCTCTGAAATGTTCGGAGACGAAGAAGAGTCTCTTGTCAATCAAGCCAGAATCTACGAGCAGTGGAGCGCAGACACCATGGGGATCGACGCGATTTCCGAAACGATTGGAAGCGCAGGTGGAGTTGGTGGGTACATCATCGCTGGACCAATCGCAGACATGGTCATGAGATACGCTTCTGGGAAGACTATCTACGCTGATTCCGCTACTCCACAACCTCTCGGTATCGACGCGATTGCCCAGTTCGCACAGACCGCGACCTACGCATTGCAGTCAACCAAACCAGAAACAAGGAACCGGCACCTCAAGGCATTGGCGAACCAAGCTCTCAAGGTCGGCATTGGAGACCCTACCCAGGCCATCCGAAAATCACTTGGAGCGTTGGACCCGATCGACACAGGCGAGGTTGACCGAGCGATTAGGCTGCTGAAGAAGCTCAAGAAATCAGGAGATGAATCCGATCGGTTGGATGAGCTTATTCGCAGACTTGAAGCTGTGAAGGGTGACTAACAAACTGGGGAAAGAAGTGCTTGAAGAACACCTCACATCAATCGCTGTCGGTATCGCTGGTCCTGCTATTCTTGGAGTCTTCGCGTTCCTTTGGAAAGTGAATTCCAGGCTTGCGGGAATCGAACGTAAATTGGAAGCTCACGATCACCGGATCAAAGACAACAGAGCGACTCTGTCGAAGCATTTCGACAAAGCGTTCACCATACGAAAAAGCATAAACGAAATATGATCAAACCAGCCACAAGTATCCTGGCTCTCCTCGCTGTTTCCGGGTGTCGCTCAATCAAAGTGATACCGACTGGTAGCGACACTGCGGTGTCTGCGATCAAAGACATCTCATCATCGGAACCTCTGAGTGTGTTGAGTGTTGTTGGTGGCTTGTGTCTTCTCGCAGGCATGGTGCTCCTCGTGGTCACTCGTGGTGCGCGTGGTTGGTATCCAGTCATTGGTGGTTTGATTCTCACAGTTCTCAACTACGTCGTTGCGAAGTACGACGACTACTTGTTCTACCCTCTGGTGGTGTTCACCGGATGCATCTCAGCAGCTTGGACGTACAAGATCGTCAAGCAAATTCTATTGGAGAAAAAGAAGTCATGAGTACTCTTGCAAGTTTCAGTGGGTTCCTCGGAACCGTTTGGTTCATGGTCATCATCTGCGCAGCTTCATTCGGTGCAGGTGTGATGTTCAAGACACCTTTCCTCAAGATGATCACGCGAGGCAAGTACAATGGTTGAAGCAATCAGAAAGTTCATCAGCGACGATCGTGGAATGCAGACTGGTGAATACATGATCCTTGGCACCATCATGGGCGCGGGATCAGTCGGTGCAATCAAGACAGTTCGCGATGGCCAGGTTGAAAAGTTTCAGCAGTTGACTGAAGCATTGGACACGAACTCTGATGGAACAATCGGTGGTGGTGGGTAATTGAACCTGCAAGCCAAAGAGAAACGCCCTCCTCACCGGGGGCGTTTTTTCGTGATCTTGATCACTCGGAAATCGTGGTCTCTTTTCCATTCATAACTTCTGAATTCTGGTGGGCAATCACTGAAATCCTTGCGACACTCTTCGGCTTCCTCGAATGTTCCGAACTTTCGGATCTGTCCGATTTTCCGATTTCCTTTGCTTGCGTTGTTGAATGCCCTGGGTTTGCCTTGGTCTTGTCTGCATTGAATTTCACACTGCCGCAGTACCCCATACAGAACATCTCGGTCTTCCACTGGCGAGCGTGATCGTATTACGAACAGAGTTTCCTCTGGTTGATCAGGAAGTGTTGCAATGTATGTGTTCATCTTGACGTTGCTCATTGTGTTCTCTTTCCAGGTTGATCAGCGGATCTTCAGGTTGGCAGGCCAACCCAGAGGCTTGCCATCTTGCATCGGGTTGTTGAGGTGCTTTTCGTGTTCGATGTCGTAGGTCGTCATGATCATGTTGTCGCGGTCCATTGTGTTCTCTTTTCTGCGCGTTCTGGGAGTCGCGCCCCTCCGTTGTAATTACCGACGAGTATCTACTGCTTCTCGGGCTTCACCCATGAGATCAAAGGCGCACTCCTGTCCATCGTTCTCAGCGGATTCGACAGCCGACCAGTCCGGTTCGCAGTTCACGAAGTGCAGACGATTGCCCCATCCTCTGTTGATCGCATGACATCGGTCATAGCAGAAAGCCCAGACCCATTCGGATGCGTCAGTCGCATAGAAGTCACTGACGATCTCGGAAGCCTTGAAGCTGAACGGTGACACGATCCAGTCGCTTCCGACTGCTGCGATCTTGATCTCGGGCTGTCGATCGCGGTGCATGAGGAAAACGACGAAGGCGTTGTCCCATACCTTTCTCACTCCCATCACATGTCTGCCGTCTGCGTCAACCGCGAGACCTGTCTCTGAGTCGTACATGAAGGAGGAGGTCTTGCTGTCAAGGCGCATCATGCCGCTGATATGGTGGATGGCTTGCTTCTTGGTCTCGAAAAGTTTCGGTGAGTTGTTCACGGTGTTCTCCAGTTCTGCGCGTTGGATGAGCCGCGCCCCTCATGTTGTTGGTTAGCCTTGTGCGATTGCGCAAGCGATCTCGATCTTGCTCTTCTTGAAGTTGGCCTCTTGGATCATGGTCTTGATCTTCCTGAGCTTTCGCTTGTCGGTGGTTCCCCACTGCTTCGCGACGTGCGCGGAGTATTGAGGAGTCCATGCTTTATTGAGGTGCTCGGGTCCGCCTCTTCTCGCCTCGGACTCTGCGGCCTTGAGCGCGAGAGGGAAGGAAGAGGACCATCCGGTGATGACGTTGCCCGATTCCGTCGTCACCCTCCACGCGCATCCGAGGTCGCGCTTCGACTTGATGGTCATGACAGTCCCATCGGTGAAGGTGGCGGTGAAGGGCTTGGCTTTGGTCGTGTTCGTCATGGTGTTCTCTTTTCTGCGCGTTCTGGGAGTCGCGCCCCTCCGTGTTGGTTACTTGGCGCGGGGGTGTGACTGCGCAACAAAGAAGCCAGTGTCGCCCCATGCGACTCGGGCAGGTGTCGAAGGATCGAGCTGATGCTCGAACTCGACCGGCCAGTCCAGTCGATCCATCACAGTCACAGCGACCATCGTGTCGTTGTCGATCGACGCTGCGATCTGCTTGGCTTCGGCAAGGCTCCAGATCCCTGCGTTCTCTTTGGTCTCGAAGTTAGTCGGGGCTTTCATGTGTTCTCCAGTTAGGTGGTTGACTTGAACCCCAAAGATAGCGAGTAAACTTGAGTATGCAAGGGGCAACTGAGAAAAACTGAAATTTAGATTTATTTCTGTATCTTGTTGACAACTCCAGTCAACTCCTTATAGTTGGCACATGACCTGGCTTTTCAAGGGCAGCAACCCTGAGCCAGACGAACAAGCCAAGGAGCACCATGAAACACCGATACACGCTTTACACCGAACAGGATGGGAAGCTCATTCCCCGCCTGAGTGCAAACCCTGACCTCCCGTGGGAGGAAACCGCGTACGTGATCGTTGACACCCGTGACAACAATCGCATCGTCGCCCGATTCGATGAAGGCACCGCGTTCCCGAACAATCCGCTGACGCAGGCATGGAAAGAGCTTGACCGGCTGAACTATGACAACGTCAAGGTGTTCGCCGACAAGGTGAGGAAGGAGTACGAGAAATGAACAAGCCACCACGAGAGATCTACCCACAGTTCAGAAACCTTCAAGTGGATTGGGCGGTCATGCTTTGTCCCACGAGTGGAACATTCGAGGGACATCACCCCGACGCTGCAATCTTCGATAGCCCCACTGCTCATTTCGTAGCAGAAGCGGCGCAAGATTCTCACGGACTTCCTGGTGGCCCATGGATTGCGGGAAGTCAACGACACGAAAACGGGTATGTGGTTTGGATCAACAACGATCTCGGCAGGCAGTACGTCCGCGATATCTACGCCGAAGACTGAACAATACAAGGAGCAAGACAATGAGCAGATACCAGGAACTTTCAAGAAAGTACAACGTCGATTGGGCATTCACGCACGATGGTGAAGAGATCACCGAGAGCGGAACCATTGCACGGTTTGTAGTTCAATTTCGTGGTGACTACGTCTGCCACGATGTAGACACCGACCGAGGCAACAAGGAAGAGTACGAAGTAGAGATCTCTGCGGAGTGGGTCACCCAGGTGTCTGGCCCGAAGAGATACAGGCAAAAAGAAAACGGAACCATCGAACAAGAGAACATGAACTTCTTGCTTGATCATTTCAGAGAACAGGCAATCGAATCAATGGAAGAGGAGGCGAACTCATGAAGCCTCCGAACACTGAATACCGACGGGTCATCAATATCCCGTATCATCGAAACGCTTTCTTGAGAGAACAGCAGATTCTCAAGAACAGCTTGCTTGCAAGATTCATCACTTTCATCAGAGGAGCATTCAAATGAATATCGTCCCACACCACCACGCTATGGACCCGATGCAAGTCGCGCAGGTCTTCGTTCAATCAGGAATGTTTCCTGATGCGAAGAGCGTCGCGACAGCAGCATCAAAGTTGATCGTCGGGCGCGGCCTCGGCCTTACCGACTACGACTCGATGGCTGGCTTGCACATCATCAAGGGCAAGGTTGTCCTGGCAAGCAACACGATGGCAGCAGCCATCAAGGCCAGCGGGAAGTACGACTACAGTTCGACCACAACCGAATCGGAATGCACGATCACGTTCTACTCGGTCAACAACGGAAAGCGCGAGGAGATCGGAGCCACCACGTTCAGCATGCAGGATGCACAGAACGCTGGCTTGCGCGGAGACAACTGGAAGAAGTGGCCGAAGGCTATGCTCTTCGCCCGTGCGATCTCAGCCGGGTATCGAGAGCATTGTCCTGATGCCCTCGGAGCGGCCCCGGTCTACGTCCAGGAGCACGGTGAGTCTGAGATCACCGAGGATCCCAAGCAGCTTCCTGCTCCAGTTCCTGTGATCCAAGCCGCACCCAGGGAGTGGGTCACGAGAGTCATCGGCACCGTGGAAGCTGAGATGGAATCCGATGGTTCCAACTGGGTGAAGTTCTGGGGCTTGGATGGCGAGGATGAATTCATTCTGTACGCATGCGATGAAGTCGCAGAGCAGGTGAAGGAAACGATCGGCACCAAGGTCGAGATGTGTATCGAAAACAAGAACGGAAAGAACATGATCATTGAGATCAAGAAGGAGAACAAGTAATGGTAGTTCCGAAAAGCAAGTTCCTCGAACTCACGAAGAGCAGAAGGTCTGCTCGCAAGTCACAAGGCACCGAGGTGGTGCGAGTCAACAAGGTGATCTGGGATAAGTTCCGCGAGGTTGCCGAGAGCGAGTCAAAGGTTCCGGGCTACGTCCTTGATGGTGTCCTTGAAGACTTCGTTTCAGAGAAGACTGGTGTCTCGAAGGAAGATCTGTACAAGGAGGAATCCAAATGAAGACCGGAGACACGATCAAGTTTGTTTTCACTGTAGTTCCATTCACCGGACAAACCAATCGAGAAGCTCTTTGCAGTGGGCTTGACGTTGCACTTTGTTTCAGCGACACCAGCATTGAGAAGGGTGAATACGAAATCACTTTGACAAAGATGCAACCTTTGAGAAAGACAAGCAACCTGGAGGTATCCAAATGACCAAAATGCACGGAAGCAACAGAGGAAGTGACAAAGGTAAAAGAGCGAAGCTTACCCGTAAGGCCACGACAATAAAACACGAACCCAAGGACCGGGCCAAGTCACGCACACCTAAGCAGAAACCGGGGTTCAAGAAGAGGAGAAACAAATGAACAGCACTAAGACGAAAGCGTACTACCCAAGCTCGTACCCAAGCGTGGTGAGCGATCTCAGCGACGACGAGTACCACGGCAACCATACCGTGTTCACTAGTTCACGAGCTAGGACACTCATCACTCACACGCCTGCGCACATCAAGCATAGGCTCGACAACCCGATCGACACGTCGGCGATGGCATTCGGCAGGTACGTCCACGCCATGGCTCTCACGCCTGGAGTGTTGAACAGGTCTTTCGCAGTCTGGTCTGGTGCAGACAAGCGCACCAAAGCAGGCAAGGCTGAGTGGGAATCGTTCCAGTCGATCAACGTGAAGAAGACAATCATCACTGCTGATCAGCATGAGGTTGCTTGCGTTGCTGCTGCTTCAGTTGCGAAGTGCTTCCCGGCGTTGGGTGTGAACGACGCTGCGCACTTCGAGGCAAGCGCGTATGCCTTGATCGATGGAGTGGCATCGGCAGCGCGTCCTGACATTCTCGTTCCGCTTCCGAACGGTGGATTCCACATGGTGGATCTCAAGACATCGAGGGATCTCAACACTTGGAAGTTCCTCAGTTCGTGCAACCAGTATGGGTACTTCACCCAGCTTCAGCACTACCGTGAGGTGCTCGCCGCATGCGGGTACGCCGTTGACCAGGTCAGCATCCTGGCCGTCGAGAACACTGCGCCCTTCACTGCACGAGTCTTCGATATCCCGGTTGAGCGGTGCGAGCAGGAATCCTCGACGATCAAGCGTGTGCGCGACATCTGGAAGGAATGCAACGACACAAACACTTGGCCAGGCTGGGGCGACACGGTCACTAAGTTGGGAGACTTCCTGTGAACAAAGCAACAGATCAGGTCACAGCGGATGACTTGAAAGCAATCCGCATAGCATTGAAGCCAAAGTTCAACGCAGAAGAACTGCGACTGATCAACGAGGCACTCGAAGAGTATGCGTGGGACATGAAGCACCCACACAAATCGAGTGAGCGATACAAGCCATTGATTGAGAAAGTTCAACGACTCGCAGGCAAGGTTGCCTCGATGATCCTTGAACAAGAAAAGAAAGAGGAAACCAAATGAATGAGAAGCAGACATACTTCTTCGAGATGAATTTCATCAGAGTCGAGAAATGCACTGGTGCATTCGCAGTAGAAGCATCAAGCAAGGAGGAAGCAGAGCAGATCCTTCGAGAGTCAGGAGAGAAGAAGCACGGTGAGGGGTTGACCCCGATCAATCGCTTGTGCATCGGTCAGCGCGAGTACCCGGTTGTGCTCGATGACTTCCAGTTCGACACCGAGAACATCCAGAACATCACTGAAGAGGATGCCCTGGCCATCGACATGGAAGAAGGTGCGTCATGAGTAAGCGAAAGAGAATGCCCCGCAAGCGATACGCAGCTCTGGTTCGCCAATACAACAAGGGTTGTCGTGCATTCTTAAAAGCGCGAAGCATACTGGAAGAACAACTCAGTGAACAAGGTAATGCCAACGTAGAAAACGACAACTGTTTCATGGTCACGTACGAGATTTGGCCCGAGGATCTTGATGAGGCGATTGAACTCTATGAGGCCGATGAATTCTCGGAGGTATGCGGATGAACCTATTCACACAAGCAGAAGGTGAGCGAGAACGAGACGCTGCAATTAAGCGCGTGGCCCAAGCTAACCCGGAAGCCAAGACAATCCTTCGAGGCGTGGTCTTGGAGGTCGCGAACAATCCAGCGAGCGGTGATCTGTTCACGACCGACCAGGTGTGGGAGATCGCGGAGGCTCGCGGGGTGGAGTGCTCGGAGCGTCGAGTGCTTGGAGCAGTGATGAGATCCCTGGCCATGACTGGTGAGATCGAGAGGACTGGTGTCTGGGTCAAGAGCAAGCGACCCGAATGCCACGCACGAGAGATCGCATGTTGGAGGAAGGCACCATGAAACGGACATTGAATCGACCGTGGCTCAGGATCCAGAAGAAACTGGTGGAGAGCAAGAAGGTCGCCAAGATCGCCGAGTTGACTGGAGTACACCGGACCCATGTAGTGGGGGGTCTGGTGGTGATCTGGGGGGTCGCTGACGACAACGATGGAGTCCTGCCCTACTGGACCCCAGAGATCGCTTCTAAGGCCACGGGCATCGAAGGCATAGGCAGAGCCATGCTCAAGGTCGGCTGGCTCTCAGAGGGCGAGCACGGGCTTCTCGTGAAGGATTTCGAGGAATGGATGGGGGGCGTGATCCACAAGAAGGATGACCAGGCCATGAGGACGGCGAAGTCCAGGTCGAAAGCGTCACATGATGTAACACCGAAAGCAAACATTGTGTCACCAGACCCCGTGTTACATTCCTCTCTTTCTCCTTCTCCTTCTCCTTCTCCTAAGCAGCAATCAAGAGAAGAGAAGAAAAAGAACCCGATCAGTCAGTTGAAATCCATGAAGCCTGCGGACATCGATCCCGAGTTGGTTTCTTGGATTGAAGCAGGCGGCTTGGAGAGGAGGATCCAGGCCATCTTCAAGGACTCGAAGGTCTTCAGGTTGAAATCAGATCGGAACCTTCCGAGCCTGAAGCAGACGCTGGCACTCGCAGCGAACCGGGGAACGACGTTGCCCCAGGTTCTGGGCGTTCTGGACAAGGTGGATCTCAGGGTGGAGGACGTGGAGAAACCCTACGCCTACATCAACAAGATCATGAGTGAGGAATTCGTGGGAGGGACGATTGGTGCTTGACGATTACTACAAGAACGTGATGGAATTCAAGATCCAAAGGGCGAAGGAGCGGTATCGACGGCAACGCCAGTTCGGGAGGAAAACACTCTTGGCCCGTGATGCGAAGATCAAATCCAGAGAGTGTTTGGAGGAGATGTGCAGGCAGACTGGAGTCACAATTGAAGAAGTATTGAACGGAACCCGATACACTCCAGTAGTGGATGTTCGCACACGCTGGTGCGTGATCACCCGAGAACTCCTCATCAACCACATGAGCGAAGTGGAAATTGCACGATGGATGAAAATCCCACGAGTAACGATGAAGGTTGCATGCGATCGTTGGGCAGCGGAGCAGATGATCGAGAGGGAAAACTGGCGACAGGCACAATGCCCTGGCCCCCAACTGTCAACGCAATCTATCGAGCAGTCGGTGGAAGAGTCATCAAGTCTAAGACCTACAGGCTCTGGAAGACATTAGCCAGGAACCACCTCGAACAACAGAAGATCAATCAAGTCAAGCCTCCGTATCAGGTAGAGATCGTTCTCTCTCCTCCTGATCGGAGGCGATTTGATATCGACAACCGAGCGAAAGTGGTGCTCGACATTCTTGAAGACGTTGGATACATCGAGAACGACTGCTTTGTGAATGACATTAGGATTACCCGGACAGAACCAAACAAAGAAAACCCATGCGCAACGTTCATGGTCAAGCATATTGAAGAACAAGAATGAAAATGAAGCGAACATCAATCAACACGACTCTTCAATTCGCACAACTCTTGGTCATGGGTATCGGGGTATTCACCATTGCGATTCAAATCGGGAGGAAAGACCAAGTCATTGAGCAGGCATCACAAGACATCGAAAGCCTGGAAGCCATTTCGAGTGACCTCGTGAGAGCGTCGATCGAGTCTGCTAGTACGGATCAGTACCACCGGGAAAGGATCGACGCACTGCGTGAACGGATCCTGTTCCTTGAACAAAGTATGCGGGGAACAACGTGAGTGAATCCACCCTTTGGATTATGATCATGTCATGTCTGTTTAGTTACGCGCTCGGGCTTTGGACGCGAAGACCAGGTGATGCAAAGAGAGAGTTTAAGCGTATGTTGCGTGTGACAAGAAGAACCATGGATATTGGAGCACGTCGTGCAAGAAGAAATACCAGTCAATGATCTGCCGATTCAAGTCTCTGAAGTCGAAGGCGGCAAGCCACTGAACGACGGAGAGCATGGGGTTGTGTGCGCACTGATTGCAGGATGCACCTTGAAGGAAGCATTCTTCTCTGTCGGTGTCGCGCCTCGAAGCCATTACCGCTCCATGAGCAGCAACCCGTACTACAAGGCACTGGTCGATCACGCTTGGGAGGTCGTGCATGACACCCTCTTTTCGCTCGTGATCGAACGCGCCAAGGAGGGGGATAACCGTCTGCTCCTCGAAGCCTTGAAGTATGTTGGCAACCACCTCGGGAAATCCACGAGCCGCCTGGAGTTGACAGGTGCAGACGGTGGGCCTCTCATGGTGCAGGCTGACTACAACGAACAACGTGTGATCAGCATGACTCAAGAACTGCGTCACACCTTCGAGAAAAACAATGACGAAGAAGCAGCAGGTTGGTCGTGAACCACTAGAAAGAGCAATGAGATTGCGTTCCATGCTTTGGGATGGAACACCTGAAGAGCGCGAAGCAGTGCTGCGACTCTGTCAGGAAGATCCAGTTGCTTTCTTCGAGGCTGCTGTCTGGACGAAACGAGTCAAAGTCGTTGACGAGCAAGGTCGAGAGAGACCTGCCAAGTATCCTGCTACGCCGATGATCCCCTGGCCCCGGCAAGCGGATGCTATTCATTCAATCGTAAACTCAGTAGAGAACGGACAAGACGTACTGTTCGTGAAGTCAAGGGAGATGGGTGCGTCATGGATCACACTTGGATTGTCGGTTTGGGGCTGGTTGTTCAAGTCCTGGTCTTCACTACTTTGTTCTCGAACCGAAACACTGGTGGATAGAAGCGGCGATGAAGATGCATTGTTCCAGAGGATTGACTTCATCATCTCTCACCTCCCGCAGAAATGGTTGCCTGCGAACAGAGAAGACTTCCTGGCTGGCGGGAACCGACGCAGGCACATGATCGTCGAGCACCCGGATGGTCACTCGATCGCTGGGCAAGCGACCACTCAACACATCGGTCGTGGTGGCAGAAGAACCATGGTTGTCTTCGACGAAGCCGCAGCCCAGGACCGACTCGAAGCAGCCTGGAGGTCGAGCGCGGATACCACCTCATGCAGGATCGCGGTCTCAACCCATCTCTCAGGCAGCTACTTCACACGCAAGCTGGTGCCTGATGCAGATCACAACGATACGACGGTGGTGAAGCTGACCTATGCGGATCATCCCCGCAAGGGCGCGAACGCTGAAGAGCGAATCGACGAGGATGGACTGGTCACCGGGGATGTCGGAAGGCCATTCATCTGGACCCCATGGCTTGAAGACCAGTTGAAACGAAGAGACTTGATTGACGTTCGAGAGAATGTCCTGGCCCTACCGACCACATCAGCCAGCGCGTTCTTCCCGATCTCAGGCATTGTCAGGCAGCGATCCAGGGAGACTCCACCTCGAAGGTGCGAAGTGATCAGGGGGGAACTGGTCGATCAACCTAGTGGAAGGTGGCGGATCTTCAACGAACCGACCGAAGAATCTATCCTGGTTGCGGGTGTTGACCCAAGCTACGGGACCGGGGCAGCAAACGGCGTTGCCGTGATCATGGACACCTCGAACGCCACAGTGACTGCGTTGTATGTGGATCCACACACCGCACCGTACGACATGGCTCGCGAACTGGTGCAGTCTGCTCGGACATGGGCGCGGGGCGCGGCAGATATGTTCATCGCATTCGAGGTCAATGGGCCTGGAGCCTCCCTTGTTCATGACTTCGAGAGGTTGAACTACAAATCCCTGTATCGACAGCAGACCCTGAACACCACGAACGAGAAAAGATCGAAGAGGGTGGGTTGGCTCTCAACGAGGCAAAGCAAGCGCATCCTGTTCGGAGACCTGGCTCGTGCTCTACATGACGATGTCATCGACATCCAATGCGCCGAAACCATCACGGAAATTGAAGACACGGTCATATATTCCGATGGTGGTATAGGCCCGGCCAGGTTGGAAATCGATGAAACAAGCAGTGCGAGAGAGGCTCACGGTGACCGAGTTGTCGCTGTCGCGCTTGCGCTTCTTGCGATGAACAACGCGCCGAGGCAGGGTAGACCAGCGGAAGAGGGGCTTCCTGACTGGTCAGTTGGCACGTTGATTGGAATTCCAGAGGATCTCAGATGACACTGATGAAGGACAACGAAGAGGAAATCCTCAGAGTTGTACACACCTGGGTGTCAAGAAAACACAAGTCATTCCCGAACTGGTCGCAAGATGAACTGCTCTCAGAAGCATGGCTCGCGGTTCATTCAATCATGCATCGGTACGATCCCAAGCGTGGTGACTTGGCCGGGTTCATCTACACGTCGATCTATTGCCCTACGTTCCGAAGCTACGCGAAGGCGAAAGAGATCAAGATCAGCAGGATCGCAGATGACAACTACAAGAAGCGACACTATTCAGCGATGTTCCCAAGAGAAAACAAATTGGGAGACCCGGGATACACCGATCAAGAAACGACTGAAACGATCGAACTGAAAGACATCGTTGAAACCTACAAACTGAAGCCAAGACAGATCAACATCTGCAATCTCCTGGCTCGTGGTTTGAACAAGAAACACGTTGCACATGCTCACAACCGAACACAAGGCTGGGTGTCGCAACAACTTCACGGTATTGCAACAGCCATCAAGCCATCAGTGCTGGTTCACTTCGGTTACAGAATGGCACAACGGCGTACATGTGTGATGCCACCGAAGACAAGGAAGAAAGCTAAGGTGACACCGTCACCGGAAGGAGTCAGTGATGTTTGATATCTCAGAATCGAACCTGACAGAAGAGATCATCTCTGCGATTTCGTGGAGGAAACGTCACCTTGCGGAGCTTGAGGATCAGGTCAAGAAGTACCACGGCGGTGCGTACATTGACGATGCCGGGATGGGCGCAGGCCAAGGCACAGATCCAGAGAACTACGCTTTCTCTTACATCTCGCTGGTTCTTCCCCGGCTTGCGCACGACGTGCCTCGCGTCCAGGTTGAAGCCCAAGGCGAAGCCGCACTCGATGACACTGCGAAGATGATCGAGATGGCGATGAACACCTGGGCCACGCGCTCGAACCTGCGCAGGACCATTGAGCGCATCGCGGTTGACATGCTCTTCAGCTACGGCGTGGCGATGGTGACCCCTGTCCCGAACACCTCGATGCGACGAATTGAACCAGCCCACGGCGGAAAGCTGCCTCGTGTGTATCGCATCTCCCCGGATAAGTTCGTGATCGATCCGTCGGCAACAGACCTGAGCGACGCTCGGTACGTCGGCCACCAGTATGTCATCGACCATGATGACCTCATCGAGCAAGGCAAGGCCAGCAGCTACTTCGACGATCAGAAGGTTGCAGATCTTGTGACTGGTGATGACGAGACAGGAACCTACGACAGCCAGGCCGGTAGGAATACTCCGAACCGCAAGCAGGTGATCGTCACTGAACTGTGGATTCCAGACGGCGAACTCCCCGAGGAGTTCCAGGATGGATTGCATCACGGGGTGATCATCAGGATCGCATCGAGCGGCAACGACTACTACACCGTGATCAGCGAACCCGAGCCGTTCTACGGCCCTCCAAGCGGCCCGTACGCCCTTGTGGGAGCCTACACGGTTCCAGGCGACTGCTACCCCCTCGGTGTGATGACTGCGTCTCAGGGGCTTACAGACGAACTCAACAGCCACCTCAAGTCAATGAACTCTTCAGCAGGTGCGTACCGTCGATTGGTCCTGGTGGATTCCCGAGGCACGAAGCTGGCTCAGGACATCGCGTCCACACCAGACCTGCACGTCGTACCAGTTGAGAACATCGATCGAGACCGGGTTGTACCCATCGAGATCGGTGGAGTAACGCAGCAACAGTTGCAATACACAAGCATGACCCAGGATCGGCTCGACCGATTGACTGGGTTGAACGAGGTCATTCGTGGTCTCGTCACAGGGGATGCGACGGCAACGGAAGTCCAGACCGCTGCCTCCTCCTCTGGCTTGCGTATCTCATGGTTGCAACGGTGCTTCGCAGAGTCGATCGACAACCTCATGTACGTCGCTGGTTGGTACATGTACCACGGTGGCGAGGTCGAGATCGGTCTCGGTGCAGAGTCCGCAGTCGCATTCGGTTCACGCCTCACGTTCGTCGGAGGATCGTTCGGTGAAGACTACGACTCGTACAGCATCAAGGTCAGCACGTACAGCCTGGAGCGTTCGAGTGAAGCACTCCAGCAGAAGCGAGCATTGGAGTTGCTCCAGTTGGTGATGCAAGTGGGTGAAGCAGTCCCCGCCATGCCGCACGTTCGTTGGGACAGACTGCTAGAGATGGTTGGAGATCAGATGAATATGCCTGCTCTCCGCGACATCATCTCCGCTCCCAAAGCATCGCAGCAACCCGCTCCTCCCAATGCTGCTGGTGCTGGGGGTGTCCCAATCGGTAGCGCGGATCTCGGTGGATTAACCGGGCAAGCGATGAGTGGAATGAGTCCAGGGAATGGTCGAGCGTCAGTCGGAAGGTGATCGATGCCTGAATACAGCTTCGTCGATGCAGACGGGAACCATGAGTTGTTCTGCTACTCCATGAAGGAAGTTCCGCCAACCGGGACCACGGTAGATATCGGTGGCAAGACCTGGACGAGGGTCATCGACATCCCCCAGTTGTCGGCAGACATTGCCTCGAAGACCCATGGATACCCATACGTCTCGAAGGCACTGCCTCGGAACATGAAGGGCGCGGACACAAACAAGCAGGGCCAGCCTGTGATCAGATCCAGGTGGCACGAACGAGAAATGCAAGCAAGGCACGATCTTGGGAGAGACTGACATGGAAGACAAGAAGACCCGCGATGAAATGAACGATGATGCGATCCTCGACAGGATCCTGGGCGACGACCTCGACACACAAGAAATGATCGAGCCGACTGACATTCCGAAGGTGGAAGAGGAGCCAGAACAAGAAGATGCGAAGGTCACCGAGGATTCATCGTCAGCATCAGAGCACGCAGATGTGTTCAAGAGAGACAACGTTCCGCAGGAGTTCATCGACACGCTACGGGAGAAGCATGGCGACGAGGCCGTTGACGCTTGGGCGCAGAAGGCTTCGGCTCGTCAAGCCAACGTCGATACCTTTTCAAAGGAAATGCGTGAACTGAAAGACAAAGTTTCCGATATGGAAAAAGGAGGCAAACCCTCCTCTGATGCGCAGGACGACGGCAACACCGCGACTGCGAACACCGAGGCAACCCAACAGGATGACCTTGGTCCGCTCGCCGAGATGTACGGTGAGGAAATTGCTGATCCCATTCGAGCGACCCGAGACCAGCTCAACAAGCTGACCGGAGAGATCGACAGGTTGAAGCAAGAGGCGGAGATCCGCGAGTCCATTGCGTACGCGATTGGCGACGAAGCACAGAGGCGAGGTGGCATGACCACCGAGCAGCGCAAGCAAGTCATCGACCGTGCGAATCAGATGGGCAACGAGTCTCCGGGTTCGTTCAACAGTGTCGCCGACATGATCCAGGCAGCATCAAAGGAACTACTGGGTGAGCCAGTGAAGTCCAAGCCAACGACGCAAGTCAAAGCACAGATGACTCCACCAAGCCAAACTCCAGTGCCAGAGAAACCATTGACCGCCGAAGAGGTGGAAGATCAGATCCTGGACCGAATCCTTTCAAGCTAATAGCGTCATGCGGCTCAATCAATCAAAGGAGCCATACCAATGGCTGGAACCGCACTTTCCAAGTTTGCAGACTTTGTAGCTGCAACTGGCCCCGCGTACCTGACCGGGCCTGACGTTCTCGTCAACGAAGCTGTCGAGAGAAACTATCTTTGGGGCGCACTCGCAAGTGGACCCCAGGGTGTCAACATTCAAACTGGTGCTGAGATCAAGGACTCCTTGATGCTTGATGCCTCGAACACGTTCGAGTTCTACAAGCCCAACGCAACCTTCAGCTACCGCAACCCCAACGTGCTCGACACGACCTCGGCCCCCTGGCGTTTCGCTGTCGATCACATGGCGTTCACTGATCACGAGATCGAACTGAACGCTGGTGACGGCCTCTCCGTTGACGGCATCAAGAACGTCTACAAGAGACTGAAGCGCGTCAAGGAACAGCGCATGACCACGTCGCTGGTCAACGGCATGGAGAAGTCTCTCTTCGCCGACTGCGTTGCGAACAAGGCTGAGATCGCTGATGCCACTGGCAGCCAGCCCTTCCCCCTGTCTGCGTTCATCAACGAGATCATCGTTGACAGCGCAGAAACTCAGCTTGGCGAGATCCGTGGTGGTGGTGTGCCGAAGGGATGGACCGACATCCAGGGCATCGACCCATTTGCTGAACCTCGTTGGTCGAACCAGGTTTCGTTCTACGACGAAGCTGGCTTGGCAAGCAAAGCAGTTGCGACTGTTGCAAGAAGCCGGACTGGGCAAAGCGCAGCCGGAAACAACCACACCGTTGCAAGCCGGAACATTCCGGCTGGTGGCTTCCTCAATGCCTTCGACGACATGTTCCTGAAGTGTCAGTACACTGCGCCCGCGCAGTTCTCTGAGTACTTCAGCAACGCCACGATGGCACAGCAGATGATCCTCACTTCCCGCGCTGGTCTCAACCAATACACCGATGCGCTTCGCGATGCTAACGATCGACTGGTTTCACCCCAGGATCCGGCCTACGCACAGCCCACCTATGCGGGTATTCCTCTGCGATACATCTCCTCCCTCGACACTGCGAAGCTCTACCCTGGCGACTCTGATGCAAGCCAGAACAACAGCTACGACCTCAGTGTTGCTGAAGGTGATTCCGCTGAAACCAGTGCTCATAATGTTGCATCTGGAACTGCACGGTACTACTTCGTCAATGGCGAGTACCTCAACGTGGTTCTCCATGGCAACCACTTCTTCAAGAAGTCAGATGTCATGCGTCACCCCAACCAGCCCTACACCTCGATCGTCCTGTGTGACACTTGGTGGAACCTGATGGCTCGTTCGCGTCAGCGTCACGGCATCATTGCACCTTGTCACAGTTCGTGATCTCGGAAGGAAGGACTAATCATGTCTCTCAGCTTTACTCAGGGGCCATCGGGCCTCGAATTTGAAACCCAGAGCGTCACGATCACATGCACTGACGCACTCAGCAAGGGCAACCTTGTCGAGTTCACCCTGGCATCGGAAGGCTACGCTGCATGCACGAAGTCAACCGATGCTCTCAATGGTGCTGCTGTTCTCATGGGAATTGCCCTTGAGGATGTCACCGCAGGCTCACAAGGTCGCATCGGTGTTCGTGGTACTTTCCAGTGTACTTGCGACTCTGAAGTTTCTGCCGGTGACGCACTGAATGCAAGTGCTGCCCACGCCGGGAACCTTGACACTATCGATGCACCAGGGGCAAATGACACCGCTCTTACGAAGGTGGTCGGAGTCGCACTTGGTGCGTCTGCCACCGACACAGATCTCACGCTGTGTCTCTTCGATGGCATCAATGGGTTCTCCTCGCAGAACACTTGATCCATTCAAACCACACGCTTGGGGGGGTAGCCATTCCCCCTCAAGTGATTTCAACTAGGAGATCGCATGTACGCACCGACACAAGGCCCAGTCAATACTGGATTCGCGCAGACCGAGATCGAAGCAAAGGCATC